AAGAACACATGAGTATTCAAGCGTTAAAACATGCGCTGGAAAATATAAAAAATTTCAGACCGATTGGGAATGATGCAACAGAGTACAGTCTAACGGTTGAACATATTGCTCGAATTGCACTTGAACGGGCTGAGCAGGCAGAGAAAACTGTGGAGTGTATGTGCGGCATCTGCAAGCTCGGCAATCGAGAGTGGGTTGGCTTAACTCCTTACGAAATACAAGAACTACACTTGGCAAATACGCACTGGGGAAATTTTGCGTGTTCCATCGAAGCAAAGTTAAAGGAGAAGAACACATGACCATTGACGCAACACTGGATGACATTTCAACCCATAAGATCCCAGAGCAGGCGTTGATCGCTGCTGTCATTGCTCTGGCTGTCAGGGATTCAGTCAAGCCACCTCTGACGGATGGTAAAAATCTCAGGATGATGTGGGATGCTACAACGGCTCACGACTTCCTGTGGACAGAATCGCTAGACTCTTACCTGCATTGGCTGGACATTGACCCGTTTTTTTTTCGGACGAATCTCATAAAAATCATGGAGGACGACACAGCAAACACTATCGGAGAGTTAACCTCAACACAACGGAGAGCATTTCGTGTCAACAGAAAACTCTGGAATGAACAATATCAACGACTGGGTAGAAGGGTGGCTGACCCTGAATCGGATGAATGGGGACTTGTGGAAGGCTTTTCTGGAGAAAGATGCGACGAAATCATCGGAAATAATTTTAAGTATATTGACGGAAGGAAAATTGCTGTTAAATCGGATCAAGCTAATCCAGGAAAGTGATCATGCAAAAAATGTCTTTCGATGAACTGCACATTCTGGTAATCCAATGGAGTAGAGATCGGCAGATCATCCCAAACTCAACAGCAACCGCTCAATTCCTAAAAGCTGTATCGGAAATGGGTGAACTGGCTGATGCGCTGGCAAAGAAAGATGTAGCGCTGACTGCTGATGCAGTTGGGGATGTCATGGTCTGTCTGATCAACTTCTGCGCTCTGGCAGGGTTGGACCCTGTTGAGTGTCTGGAAGGTGCGTATCACCAGATCAAGGATCGTAAGGGGTTTCTCATGCCTAACGGCGTTTTTGTGAAGGATGTAGCGTGAAAACAATGCAGAAAGTCTGGACTTATCGGGGAATCATGTACGTGCCACACTTTTCACGACCTGGAGTCTGGGTCAGCCCAGGGTATCCACGGAAGCAGCAGGTTGAGTTTGATGCTGCTCGGTTGAGGAAACTTGGTGCAGTAGAGTCGAACTATTACCTGTTTGCAAAACCGAACTGATCAGGGATAATTGGGGGGTTCTCCTCCCCCCCGTTATCCCCCTATCGCTGGGGGATTTTTTTATGGTTCCAAAGCTGATCCATATTGTCTGGGTGGGCGACAAGCCCCAACCACAGGAGATCGAATCATGGTCACGCATGAATCCGGACTACGAAATTCAGGTATGGGGCAACGACAGTCTCAAGCGCGGATGGCGACTGGCAGAACATATGGCGCACTTCTGGGAACGGGAACTCTGCGGAGTTGCGGATTGTATGAGGTGGGAGATTCTGTACGAGTTCGGCGGGATTGCAATGGATGCGGATTCCGAGTGCGTTCGGCCTCTGGAGGACTGGTTATTGGAGCCGGATGCCTTTGCTTGTTGGGAAAATGAGATCGCTAGACCGGGACTCATCGCCAACGGAATCGTGGGAACAATACCACAGCATCCACTCATAGGTCAGATCATCCAAGACTTAGTAAATGACGCTCCGCACAATAGAATGGCATGGCAGTTCTCGGGCCCGGCACGGTTAACAGAAACCATACACAAGCACAAGTATCATGATCTTACGGTTTATCCGTCGCACTATTTCCTTCCAGATCACTTTAGTGGCGCAAGCTATCAGGGCAAGGGTCAGATCTTTGCGCGACAAGGGTGGAGTAGCACAAGGGGAAGCAAGTGAATTTTTTGGTCACGTCGGCAGTAAACCAGGACGAAAGGAGGCTGCGGGAGCTGCTAAACACGTTTGAAAGCGTTTGGAAGCAGTATCCGCTGGCAACCATTCACTTGTCGGAAACGTCGCGCATACGGCCTTCTGATGCGTTTCTGAGCCATATCCCAAAAAGAGTCGAGGTGGTTGGATTTTGGGGAGCAGAATGGATTGATCGGGCGCACGAGACAAACTTGCCGATTGGGTTTGTCCAGAATGCGATAGAGATCGAGTGCTTACAGCGGATGATGGATCAGCAGTATTGGTACGACCGAACGTACAAGCTATCAGGAAGATATCAACTGAAAGACTTCAGCCCAGAGTCTCACGACCCAGAAAAGTTTACGTTCAGGTATCCGCTGAGAACTGGGTTTTCGATGGATCAGGTCGGGACCGAGGGTATGTTGATGACTCGTTTGTTTGGGTTTCCAACAGGAAAAGCGCAGTATCTAAAGTCTGTGTTAGAGAAAATTGGAAACGAGCATTGGCAGCGATGGTTATCTGGTAAAGTCTTCGATATAGAACACGGATTGTTTAAGCATTTGGACCGTGAAAATTGCCAATTTGTTGAAAGAATTGGTGTAATTGGTAGAATTGGACACTCGGAACACATTGTTGAGGACTGATATGCCTATCACCAGCAAGCAGCAACAGCGTCTCATGTATGCAGTGGCCGGTAGTAAAAAGGTCGCAAAAGAGACGGGTGTTCCGCAGAAGGTAGCCAAAGAGATGATCGAGGCTACGCCCAAGCAGGCATACAGCCGGATGCCAGCCAAGAAAAAGGCGAAGATGTGAAATCTAAACCTATCTGGGACAAGGCGCGACCGAAGTCTCTGGGCAAACCGGACAAGTTGAGTCCGGCAGAGAAGAAGTCTGCAAAAGCGATGGCTAAGGCCAGCGGTAGGCCATATCCTAATTTGGTTGACAATATGAGAGCGGCAAGGAAGAAATGATGGAATGTCCTATCGCTACGCAAGACTCAAAGGTCAACGACCGGAACAAGGCTGAGGCTGAGAGCAAAGCTCAGTACGCAGAGGCGGGTGACGAAGAGTATTCCTGCGGAAACTGCTCTAGGTTCATTCAGACGCCGGAGATGATCGATTGCATGATTTCTGGTATGCCAGAAGATATGCAGGAGATTGTGGACGACGATGACATTGGCTATTGCGCGCGCTGGGACTTTCGTTGCTCCGAGGACTATGTTTGTGACCGCTGGTTGGCTGGTGGTCCGGTCAAAGGCATGACTGAGGGTCACAAGATTATGCTGAAGATGGCTAAACTTTTGGAAGAGGATGATTGAGATGGGTACGACCAATCAACCGAACTACAAAAAGAAGCCCAAACCGGCTAAGAACAACGCTCCTAAGTTGCCGAAGAAATGACCGCGGCCTGGACTCGCAAGGCAGGGAAAAACCCAAAAGGTGGGCTGAATGAGGCTGGCCGCAAGTCTTATGAGCGGCAAAACCCTGGCTCAGACTTGAAGCCTCCTGTTAAGTCAGGTGACAATCCGCGCAGGGCATCGTTTCTGGCGAGGATGGGCAATATGCCTGGGCCAGAGTACAAGGACGGTAAGCCCACTCGTCTGCTGCTGTCGCTTCGTGCTTGGGGCGCATCTAGCAAGGCAGACGCAAAGTCCAAAGCAAAGGCTATCAGCGAACGAAACAAGAAGTGATAGCAGACTACAGTCCCTTTTGGCACTGCGTAATAGATGACTTCTTCGCACTGCCATACGAAATCGCAGCAGAGTTCCCAGATCCAAGTGATCCGTGTTGGATCAGGTATAACAATCCGCTAGAGATCAAGCAGACGTGCAACGACTGGCACAAGTTTGGTCCCAACCTCTACAAGACATTTAATCATCTACTTAGCCCAGAGTTCACGGCATTCCTGGAGCGGTTAGTAGATTTCGAACTAACACCGGACATCGGTTTACATGGTGGTGGGCTACATCAGCATGGCCCAGGAGGGAAGTTGAATGTTCACCTCGATTACAACATCCATCCGAAGCTACATCTACAACGCCGTCTTAACCTTATCGTTTACCTTACTCCAGATTGGGAACCGAGGTGGGGTGGTGGGTTGGGTCTGTACAAAGACAGCAGAACTCTTGTTAAAACCATTGAGCCGGTCTTCAACAGAGCGGTGATATTCGATACCCGTGGAAGTTGGCATGGGCTACCTAATCCGATAAAATGTCCACCTGGGGTAACACGAAATAGTATTGCTGTTTACTATTTGTGCGAACCAGGACTAACTGACAACAGGACGAGAGCACTGTTCGCTCCGACTGAGAGTCAGGAGAAAGATAAAAGCGTTATAGAGCTTATAAACAAAAGATGTAAGTGATTACTGACCAACCGAAAGGAGTCAGAATGGAATCTAAAATAGAACAAAAGAAGTTGACTCGCGCTGGGATGGGTAGGCCGAAAGGCAGTCCAAACAAAGTTACCTCAAGCATGAAGCAGGCTATTGCTGAGGCGTTCGAGCAATTGGGTGGTACTAACAGAATGGTGCAATGGGCGCAGGAAGATCCAAAGCATCTAACAGAGTTCTACAAGCTGGCTGCTAGGCTTATTCCTGTTGAGACTCAGGTCACAGGACAGAACGGTGGTCCAATCCAAACAGTGCTAGAGGTCGTTGGAATTGCGAACGAGAGTCGAGATTCCGAGTAAGCTCTTACCTGTCTTCCAGCCAAAGCGGTACAAGATACTTCACGGCGGCAGGGGGTCAGGTAAAAGTTGGTCCATTGCCAGAGCTCTTGTGGCGTTAGGCGCTACAAAGCCCATCAGGGTACTGTGTGCCAGAGAGACGCAGAAAAGCATTCAGGAGTCCGTACATAGGCTGCTGAAGGATCAGATCGAGTTGCTGAGCCTTGGTGAGTTTTACGAGGTTCAAGAGACAAAGATCCTCGGCAGGAACGGCACAGAGTTCACCTTTGCAGGTATCCGTCAACAAGGTGTTGCAAATCTGAAGTCTTACGAGGGAACGGACATCTGCTGGGTGGAAGAGGCCCAGGTCGTGAGTAAAAGGTCTTGGGATATTCTCATTCCGACCATCCGCAAGCCAGGATCAGAGATATGGGTCAGCTTCAATCCAGAACTGGATACGGATGAGACCTTCACAAGGTTCGTGACTAGTCCACCTGCTGAGAGTTGGGTCTGTGAGATCAACTGGTCAGACAATCCTTGGTTCCCGGAAGAGCTAGACAAAGAGCGCAGAGACTGGCTAGACAGAGATCCGACTGGATATCTGACAACATGGGAAGGTCGGTGTCGTCCTGCGGTTGAGGGTGCGATATACGCTAACGAAATGGAAGCGGTACAAAGAGAGGGCAGGATTCGGGCTGTACCTGTTGATCCGCTGCTGAAGGTTCATACCGTCTGGGACTTGGGCTGGAACGACTCTATGTCAATCATCTGTGTGCAGAAGGTTGCATCAGAGATCAGGGTGGTTGATTACATCGAGGACAGCCACCGGACAATAGATTCTTATGTAATGGAATTGGGCAATAGAAAGTGGAATTGGGGTAATGATTACATTCCGCACGATGGAGCGCACAAGGACTTTAAGTCTGGAAAATCTACTCAGGAGATGATGCAAAGCCTAGGCAGGAATGTCGAGGTTCTCGCCAGAGGTAATCCAGAGGAAGGGATTAGGCTGGCAAGACAAGTCTTCCCGAGGGCTTATTTCGACGCTGATAAATGTATGGAATTGGTTAACCACTTAAAGCGATACAGGCGCGCGGTTAACCAGATTACGAATGAGCCAGGAGCGCCATTGCACGACGAGCATAGTCACGCAGCGGATGCGTGGAGATATTTGGCCCAGAGTCTTGACTTAATGTCGAACGATGACTGGGGCAAGCCATTGAAAAATAACACGAGGTGGGTGGTATGATTATTCCTCAAGGTTACATTGTGGATCGCAGAATGTTCGATCAGGTTGTCAAGGAGTTAACTGATCGGATAGAGCGACTGGAAAATCAGGTCAGAGAATTGCAGCCTGATAAACGACCGTATACAAAGAGGTCAGACAAATGGACGAAGGCCGACTGAAGGCAATAGTATCCTCGGAGATCGATGACGCTATCGGTTATCTGGATACGGAGACGACAGAAGAACGCGCTCTGTCAATGGATTACTACCTGCGAAATCCCTACGGGAACGAGGTAGAGGGGCGCAGCCAGATTGTCACTGGTGAGGTCGCAGAAGCAATTGACGGTGCGCTGCCTCAGTTGATCCGGGTATTCACTGCCTCAGACGATATTGTCCGGTTTGAGCCAACCGGTCCCGGAGATGAAGACGGGGCTAAACAGGCAACGGAATACGCAAACTGGGTTTTCTACAAGCAAAACCCTGGATTCCAGATTCTCCATCACTGGTTCAAGGACGCACTGCTCCAGAAGACTGGAACGGTGAAATGTTATTGGGACGAGAAGATTGACGTTATCGAGGAGGTTTATCAAAACCTCTCTGAGACTGAGCTTGTCCTGCTGATGTCGGATGGATCTCGCCAGATCGTCGCTCAAGAAGTTGTAGAGCAGGAGATGCAGGGTCCAGACGGTCAGGTAATGGCGACTCAGTTCTTCAATGTTGTCGTGCGGAAACAAAACAAGCACGGCAAGATCGTCATTGAGAACGTACCTCCCGAAGAGTTGATCGTCAGCAAACGGGCTAAAACGGTTCAAGACGCTCCGTTTATGGCGCACCGGACTCTGGTGCCCAGGACTGAACTGTTGCAGATGGGGTTCGATCCTCAGATCGTAGACAATCTCCCGGTCTACAACAGTCTGGACTTTACTGAT